GGCGGATCGTTCGCGTCGATCTATAAATGGAAGGACGGCATCGGCCCGGCAGTAAAACGCAAGTTTAATCCGAACACCATCTGGGGCGGCTATTCCGACTACTACGGCTTCGGCACCGACGAATTCATGGAACTCTGCCGCCAGCTTGGTTCCGAGCCGATGGTTGTGTTGAGCGCAACCAACACCGATCCAGCGCAGTTTGAATATGCGATGGAATGGGTCCACTACCTGCTCGACCCGGCCACCACACAATGGGGTCGCCTGCGCGCAGCGAATGGACATGCGGAGCCATACCACGTTCCGTACTTCCAGATCGACAATGAGCCAATGAACCACGGATTGAAGGCCGAAGAGTACGCGGTCATCGTCAACCTGTATGGCAAACGGCTGCGCGAGATCGCACCGCAATCAAAGATCGTCGCCTGCGGGCAGAAGCGTTCCAACGACGTTAACTGGAGCCAGAAGCTCATTGATCTTGCCGGCGGTAATTTCGACATCCTCGGCTGCCACAATTACGAATATGAGCCGCAAAATTATGCGACCGGCATTCGCCGGATCGAGGATTACCTGCAAAAGGTCAGCAACTATATTCGCATGTCCTCGCATGCGAATATCAAGCTGGCCGTGCTCGAATGGGGGCTGTGCCGCACGTACGACTGGCGGGCCGGAATGCATGCGGCGGGGATGCTCATCGCGTTCGAAAATCTCAGCCCGGGGCTGGATATGAGCTGTCCCGCGCTGCTCATGCGCAACACCACCGATGACCCGGAGTGGCGGGCCTGGATCTATCACGATCATGTTTCATGGTTCGCCGGGTCCGGGTATGTGGCGGAGAAACTCTTTCGCGAACACTACGCGCCGATCCGCTTTGCCTCGACCTCCGGCACCTTCCGCGACATCCCCAAACGATCTGATTTCTTTGACGACATTTCCCAGATGAAGCCGGAGGCGTGGACCCCTGACACCGTTGATGCCATCGCCACCGGCACGGCGGATGGCCACCGCATCATCATCAAGGCCGTCAACTATGCGGCAAACACCAATACGCTTCTGGCCCGTCTGCAAGGGAAGCACGCCCCGGCGAAGGCGACTGTTACGATCAACTCCGTGACTGCCAGGCCGGAAGACGAGAATTCGCTGGCGGAGCCGAACAAGATTCATCCCGAGTCGACTACGATGCCATACGCGCGCGACATGGCGTTCAAACTGCCGCCCTATACCGTTGCAGTGGTAGAAATCAGAGGGGTGGTAATCCCGTGATCTGGCATTTAAGCTGATAGTTTAGTTTATAGGCTCCTGTGTGGCGCGCTGGCAGTGCTCATCGCGGGAACGGCCTGGAACGTGAACTCAGAAAACCGAAAACCCAAAAACAACCGGGAGTGCAGCGATGACATCGACCACGCGCCGAATACCAGCCCACCAACTCATCTCGAGCCGTATGAAGCTTCTGACCCTGGTCGCTGTTTTGACCACTCACCTGCTCCTACGGCCCGTTATGGCGCAGTCGTCCAGCCAAGCTCGCACCCCGAGAATTCCGAACGACAAAATGGTGCCCATCGACATCCCCGCGCAGCCCGACGCGATAGAACTCGGCACGGGCCCGTTGCCGGGCGCGGTCACGCCTGAGACGTGGCACAGCCAGTACGGCAGCAAATTTGCGCGGAATGTCACCATCGCCACTCTCAGGCCCTTCCTTCCGGACCCGTCGAAGGCCAGCGGCGCTGCGGTGATCGTGGCGCCCGGCGGAGGCTTCCGCACGCTGTCGATGGAAAACGAGGGGTGGAACGTCGCTCGCGCGCTGGCCGACAAGGGCGTCGCGGCGTTTGTGCTCAAATACCGTCTCAACCAGACGCCGGCCGACCTCGACGCCTTCGCGCGGACGCCCGCCCGCCCGAGGACTCCTGCTGGGGCCGCGCCGGCGGCGCGCCCATCCCCCGGTGACATGGCCACGCGACTGGCGCCCCAGATCGCCGACGCCGAAGCCGCCTTTTCCCTCATCCGGGCCAACGCGGCCAAGTGGCACGTCGATCCTGACCGGATCGGCATGATGGGGTTCTCCGCCGGCGGAATGCTCACTATGGCCACCACCCTCAACAGTCACCAGGCCAAGCCTGCGTTCATCGGCAACATCTATGGCGGCCTCTCTCCCGTGGAAGTCCCGCCGGACGCTCCTCCGCTTTTCGCGGCAGTCGCCGCCGATGACCCGCTCCTTGGTGCCCCGAACTTCGGGCTGATTGAGAATTGGCGCAAGGCCGGGCGGCCCGTCGAGTTCCACTACTACGAACAAGGTGGCCACGGCTTCGGCATGTACAACAAACCAACCACCAGCACCGGCTGGTTCGACGCCTACGTCAAGTGGCTCGGTATGCACGGATTCACCCGGCCAAAAAGCTAGACGGGCCGGCCACTCGATTTCGCGGGTGCCTTGATCGCAACTTGCACGCCACCAGCATGTTCATCCACCGCCCACGAATGGCAATCGTAGCGGCGCAGCCTCTATGCGTTCGTTCCGCTGCTGATTCGCGAGATGGAGAGTGAAACGACTGGCCTGCAGATGAGCTTCGTCGCGTCGCATGGCGCGGTTGTATGCCGTCACGTCGTAGCGATCGCCTGGGCGGCGTTTTCGATTTGTGATACGGGTCGATTTCTGCAACTAACTGGTCTTTACGGGCCGCGTACAACGCGTCGCTCCATCTCTGCATGCGCGCGCACCGTATCCATCACGAACTCGGGTCTGGAGCGGCGTTCCTGAAATGTCTGAAGGAAAATGGGCGATACAGGGCTCGAACCTGTGACCTCAGGTGTGTGATTCGGGCCCGCCAACGCCGCAAATAGCTTAAAACTCCGCTGATTTCATGCAATTTAGCGACTTTCCGGGGCGTTTCAACTTTCTTATGGATTCGTGTCTTTTTCATTGAATTTCGAGGGTACGAGGCGCGCAAAACGGTAGAGGAAAATCAGGATGTGACCCTGCGCGCCGCAACTATTGACCGTGCTAAATGGCGGGAATGGATAAGACGCAACCAGAAAAGTTGATTCGCCTGGCTGATGTTCCGAAACTCGATTGGTTGCCAGAGCGTGCTGGCGGACAAAAGTGGCACTTGAGCAGCATCTACGCCTGGGCCAAAACGGGCCGGCGCGGGGTGAAGCTGCGCACGACATGGTGCGGCGGTCTTTGCACGACTGTTACTTGGCTCATGGAATTCTTTGATGCTATGGCGGGGAACGTGCCGGGCAAAGAGGCACCGCGGTCGATGTCGGATCGCGAGAAGGCCATTGATCGCGCGGAGCGGGAGCTGGAAGCGAGCGGAATCTGATTGACTCCTGGACTAGTCAAACGGCTACTGCGGCATCGGCGCGCGGCGGATGATCACCCGTCCCTGGATCATTAAGAATGCTTCGGGCTGCATGCGAAACTGCACACCGACGCAAGTAAACCGTCTCATATCCATGTTTTGCTTGGTGTCGCGCACAACCAGCACGGTTCCGAGTTCCGGCGGCACAACAAGCTCGGTCGTAACCGTGAAGTCCTGAAACTTCGCTCCATCCTTCTCATAAGGCTCTTGCTCGATGTAGTCCGCGATCGCTGCAATCTGTTTCCCGCTTGAAGTGAATAGCGCAAGTGATGACGTGTCGGTAGGCATGACCTGATTATCGGCGACAGGCGCGTGATGGCTTGAGTTTCTTCCGCCCGGCGGATAGTGCGACTTACCAGCCGCCAAGAATCGTCAGAACGAGACGGCAATCCTCAAGGTTTTCCTGTCCTCGATGAATTGATTCAGTCCCTCGCCAGAGATAATCTCATTCATTGCTGCCTTGAGCCTGTCATCTTTATATTGGCCTGCGGCTGCCTTTAAGACGTCCTTATAGATCCGATGAGACATCGTCCATTGGAAAATCTCTCCGCGCAGTGAAGCGTCGTCGATCCGACTGAAGATTTCCGAAGTTCCACCGGTCAAATGTCCCCTTAATTGTCCAAGCAGGAGATGAAAGATCTCGCCACTCATTTTAAGAAACGCGTTTTGGTCCTCGAAGACAATCCGGCTATTGCCGATCGGCACGTTAAACTCAACAGCGCGTATCTTCGATTTGTCGAAGCCGAAGTAGTCGATCATGCCAAACCGAGACCTATCACTCTCGATCAAATCCCAAGCCTCTTTTGCCTCTTTGCCGTACAATGGAATCGGGTCTGCTTGATCACCGATCCACAATTGAACCGTCATCATCTCCCCGAGAGGGCCGCGGTCCCCCGTGGCCGCATAGACTTTCGACCATTCAACATCATGACCGCCTAACCGTTTAACTGCCATCATTTCTTTCCTTCCGGCTCGGCGCCGTGCGTTAAAACCATCGATATTCCGACTCGGCTATTTCAGCAGATCTTTGGCCTTCACACCCAGCGCCTTGGCGACGCGCTCGAGAATATCCAGTTGAAGCTTTGGCTGTCGTCCGCCTTCGATGCTGTGCCATGCCTGGCGGCTGGAAAGCCCGGCTTTCGTCGCGGCTTCCTCCTGAGTCAGCCCCAGATCCTCGCGCAATGATTTGATCTTTTGGATATCGAGCACGGGTGAATTATATCGAAGGTCCATATTTTTGTCAAAATACAACTTGACTTGTCAAAATGTATTTTTACAATGGAGCTCAAATAAAGTCAGCCCCGCGAAGGTGAATCTTGGCAGACAGCCGACGCGGGGCCAACAAGGAGTCCCCATGGTATCTACTTTAGCGGGCCCCGCGAAAGGGGCATCAACTTCTTTATATCGCCTGTCGATCGACGCAGCGGCAGAAGCTGAAGGGTTGGCTCTCCAGTGGTTTGAGAACGAACTGGACCAGCCAGCGCCTCGCACGGCGATCGACTTTGCGCGCGACGAGGCGGCAGAGGCCGAGCGGCGGGGGTTGCGGTTGACCAGGCCTCGCACGCCTTATGCTCGAATGGCGGCGGTGCGGCGCTGGCTGGAAATCGTGGATGCGATCGAAGCCGGCCGGCCCATCCCACCCAGCCGCATGCACATCACGACGCGTGAAGAGAAGGTCCAGCGCGAGAAGCGGCGCCCAGCTCCCGGAGCAAAAGCCGTTCATCCAAATATCATCGCCAAAGCAAGCATCCTCAAGGCGCGACTGCGAAAGGGGATACTGGCAACGTTGGAGCCGACGGCGATCGTCGATGTGTCCTACGCCGCCAAGATCAGCGGCATGGCCCAACGGACCATGCATAAGATCATCGCGCGTTCTGAGATTCCAACCGTCCCGATCTTCCAGATTTCTGGCGTGCGCCGCTGCGTTCAAGTGGCCGCACTTCGGCAATACATCGAAACGGCCGTGTCGGTGGCGTAGAGCGCGCGGCGGCGCGCTTGCGGTGAGCGCGCCGCGCGCGATTCCAGGATTCACAAAAAGGACCACAACCATGTCAGAAATCAGAGCAACCTTTCTTTGCGTCGGCGGCTTTTTCACTCCCATCCTTCCAGTCGATCCGGAACTTAAAGATCGGGAGATTGACCAAGTGCATTACTTCTCAATAGCGGATGTCGCGAACTCCACCGGAGTACCGGATGCGGCCCTGCATGAGGCCTACAGCGTGTTCTTGCAAGAAGTTGGCAACGGGATCCAAGCATCTGACACCGCGGCGACGGCGAGAGAACGACTACGCAGCCGATTCCCCCATCTGAATGTGGTTCAATTCGAGGAATTCCTGGCAATTTGCCGCGAGCGCGCGCTGGACCCCTTCAGCCAATACGTGTCTGCCACGTTGGATGGTGATTCGATTCGCGTGAAGGTGAGCCCCCGTGGAAGGCTGGCTATCGCGATAAAATCTGGCGAATTGCTGAAAATGACCGCACCTGAATGGGCGGGTGAGGACGGGAAATGGGTGAATTTCTGGGGTAATGCGACCGACCCCGCGGCCGCGCGCGTTGGGGTCGTGCGCCGGGGCATGGAAGGCCCTTTGTATTCAATCGCATATCGGCGGGGTGAACGGGAGTCGGCTGCGGCGATGGCGGCTCGTGCGGAGCGTCATTTGATTCGCCGTGCGTTTGCCGATCTGTTTGACGCGCGCGATCCGAAGAACGATCGGCCTAAAGGGCCGGTTCTCTCACCCCAAGCGATCGATGAAAAAGCGTCATCGTCTGGGGCACGATGGTTCCGCCAGCAACTGATTAAATTGGGGTTCCATGATCCTGGCCGGCGAAACCAGCTCATAGAACACTTCAGAGAGAAATATCCAATGCTTTATGCAAAGAACACTGAAGGCTTCTACTCGAAAGCAATCGACGATCTGCTGGAACAGCACAATCCCATGCAGCCTTGGATCAATGAATACTTTAACCGCCCCGACGGGAGCGAAGCCCCCTGATGGAGACTGATTCAGTCTAGCGAAAACGCCTTTCCAAAATTGGAGAGGCGTTTTTGTTTTGATCAGTGAAGAGAAGCTGCCAGTGACCGGGAGCGTGGGGCGACGTGATGATGTTTACATCACAATCCAATTCGAACACCAATGTTGATCCGGTTATTTCTAGGTTGGTTTCCTGTGGCCGCGGCTTCATTGGCGGCTGCAAATGCGCCGATAGCCGTGGTCGATCCTCTCGCATTGCCAGCAAGGTCGTAAGTGAATGCCTGGTCTGCCAAAGGAACCCGGCCGATCAATGTGGATCCGACGGCGGGCACATAGTTTCCATTCCCGCCTCCGGTCCCGCTCTTGTCGCTGGCGTATCCCGCGGCCGTGGCCCTCGTGCCGTCGATGCCGAAATAGGCCGGTGCGAAGCTGCCGTTATCGGTAACGTCCTCTGAATTGTTGTGAAGGAATCCCGCGCCGTAGTACACGCTCCAATTTTTGATGCGTGTCGGGTTTAAGCCTTCTGACGCTGCGGTTTGATTGAAAGTGTCGGTTTTGACCGGCAACCAGAAGCAGCTATTGCTGTTGAAGTAGAAATTGATGCGGAGCGCGGGCGGCAGTTCATCGTTGTATCCGGTATTGCTCCTCGTGCCGGCTACGGTGTTGTCGATGAAAAGGAAGTTGTTCGATGCTGCGGTATTGCCGTCGGCAAAGATCGAAGTGCCGGCCGGGTTGGCGGTGCCGAGGATCTCAAACAGATTGCAGCAAACCGCCACGCCCTGCGTACATGCTGCCTGGGCGATGTATGCAGTCCCGTATGCTTGAACTTTGTTGTAGGCGAACAGGCTGCCGTCGCCGATGCCGGGGCTGGCTACTTGGCTGTTGGCGCTGGAAGCTTGGTCGAACGTGTTTCCGACCACGCATTGACCGGACCCGCTGGCGGTGATGCCGGTAAAGCTGTTGCCGCGGAGTAAATTAGGGAAATTCGATCCGCCAAAAGGGATGATTGGATAATTGAGATTCGCCGACGTGTTGTTTGTCGCTGTGAGTCGGGCCGCTTCCCATGAAATCAGTGAGCCGGGCTTCGCGGTGCCGTTGATCCGGCATCCATCAATCCAGAGTCCCCAATTGTCCGAGAAAATGTAATCGGAGATCGGATCAAGGTCCAAGCCCTTGAATTTCATCAAGGTCGGACCAAATGGATTGAGAGCCAGTTCGCCGACGATTCGGCATTCGCCATTTGGCACGCCAGGAAATGGTGCGACGGTGCAATAAGTTGTGCTGATAGTGGTCGCGGTCTGATCGCCGGTCGCGTAGTCGCCACCGAGAATGTAGACCGTCAAGCCATCGGCATTGTTGCGCCCATTGTTGGCGTTGTTGTAATTGACCCCATTTGCAATCGCCACACTCACCGTCGAATAGGTGCCAGGGCTGCCGCCTACGCCGATGCCGGGAGTGTGATTGGAGTCGCTGTAGACCGTGCCGCCGGACGCATTGGAAACCGGCACGGCAGATGGTGCGATAGTTCCATTTGGGCCTGTCCAGACGTGCGCCGCAATCGCATCTGGCGAGCCGACGACGAGCGACACCTTCACTGGCGAAGCATTCTGATTGCCGGTTACGTGACAGGTCGCGCCAGTGGTGCCTTGCGTGAGTACGTCATGATCGGCGAATGTGCCAGTTACCGCACCGGCGATACTCGAGTTCGGATCGACGACTACAACCGGCTGGCTGTAAGTGCCGGCGGCGTTCGCTTTGAAGTTGACCGGGCCCAAACTCGGCGCGCCGCTCGCGTTGAACTGCGGCCAGGCGGGGCCCGCGCTCGTGTCCAAAACACTGCCTGAGTCGCCGACATTTGGAAAAGCTTTCCAATTGCAGACAACGTCATCGCCCTGCGTGAAGCTGCTGGCGTTGATCGTCGTCTTGTAGACTGGCGTGGCATCGGCGGCCGCCGACTTGGCCATTGCCGTTACCGTGGCCGTGACGGTATGGGCGTGCGAGTCGGCGGCGCTGAAGATCACGCATGCGAGCGGTTGGCCATTGCCGGCGCTGCGATGCACGCCGAACATTTCCAAGTCGAGCGCACCACCAAAAGGCGAGCCGCCTTCAATGCACCACTGACCCACACACTGCGGATAACTGAGGGTCGATTCATTCGTGCAAACGAGGCCGGTAACAGCATTACTCGCAGTGCCATTGGTGTAGATGCCGCTGGCAATCGTGACGGTTGGGGCGGTTCCAGAATTGCCCGCCCCCGTGTTGTCCTTGCTGTATACGAAATCGGATAGGCTGACGGCAATCCAAACGTCTGAGCCGTCGATGCCCTCGCGAACGGGTGAGCCGGTGTAGACGGTCGGCGCGGTTGTCGGCGTGGCAGTCGCGCCTGTCGTTCCATCAGTCCAGGGGCCGGAGCTGCTGGGGGAGCCGGTGATATTCCTGATTAAGAGCGGGGAGCAGGGGCAATTTGAATCGACAACGGCGGTTGCGCCGGTGCTGGGCTGGCTGATACTGTCGCCGTCAGCAAAGATGCCGCCGCCAGTGACCGGGCCAATTTGCACGGCCGACATGGCAATTGAGCCGCTGCCGGTCGGCTGGAGCATTTGGCGCGTGGCGTAGAGCGTGCGCGTCTTTGTGGTCGCATTGCCCGCGCTATCGAAACCTTTAGAGACGACGGTGAAGACTGCCTTGGCTGAGCCGGGCGCGGTGCCAAATGAGTAAGTACCGCCCGGAGCTTCACCGGAGATCTTGATGTGAGCTACGAACGCATTGGGGTCGATGATCGCTTGGGTGATGTCGCCGGTTGCGCCAAAACTCAGCGCAGACAGACAGCCGATCAGGACGGCGGCGAAGCCGACTTTGAATTTCCAATTCATGGAGCATTAGACGCGCTGATGGCTTTTCTCAAATCCTGGGGATTCTTGTTGTGCAGTTCCGCGAGCCTTCGATGATTGGCGCCTCGCCTCGGACCGGGCGGTACAGCTTCGCTCTGGTGACTGATGACCAGCGTTTCGATGATTGGGCTCGGCGGGATCACGATGAGGCAACCGGCGTGTGCGCGCATAAACTCAATGGCAGAATGCCGCGGCCGGATGGATCCTTGCTGGGCAAACCATTCGGTAAGCATCTGAAGGACGATCCGGCCCCGCTTGTATGGACTGAGTTGGGGAGCTAGCTTGCGCTTTGATGTGAGCTTCGATTTGCCGGCGAAGACGGGCTTTGATGATCGCGTGGATTTCAGCATCCAGATTTAGACGACTCAATTTGTCAGAGCACCATTTCGTCCGGAGTATTTCAATGATGATCTCGGGGTAGGCCTGTCGAATCTTTTGCCTGAGCCTTTTGGCACCATGGATGCCTCGCACCATTTGGCGGAGCATCTGTGGGCTCGAGAGCAGCCCAACTAAATCACGTTTGAAGGCGTGTGCGTCGAATTCAGGTTCATGTTCAACAATCGATCGGGGATCGGGTTCATCCGGTGGGCGTCCGTTGTCCTTGTAGTAGTCGGAAGCTGTCAGCACCTTAACTTTACCGCGTTGCTTCCCTTGAACCGCCGACATCACATGCCAATAAATGGCCTGGTTGAGGACTTTTATCAGCACGCGCCAGCATGGGTGCTGGATCTGCATCACTCCCGTTTTTCGGAGGAGATGAACGAGCGTATCCTGGGCAACGTCCCTGGCATCAAGAGATACGTATCGGAGACTCTTTCGCCATTTATAGCGCGCGAACTGCAAAGAAATCACCCCCATCAGGAGCTGGCTGTATCGTTCAAGGCCTGGGCCGTCGAGGGTGCGAGCTTGATGGCGCTGGAAGAGCGCGAAGAGCTCCACCGGGGACTCATTAGTCCAAACGGGAAGCATCGCATCCCATGGGCAAACTTTTTCCAGAGCGATCGACATTTTTAAGCTAGGCGCGCCTTTAGACGTGTTTCTGAGGCGCAATAAAAAAGTCGGCGGGTGGTGAAGAAGGGGGGGGAACTTCACCGGGGAACCGCCGACGCACGAATACTATCGATTGATTTATCGAACGCAAGAAGTGGCAGATTAGGCAGCGGCTGCGCGGGCATCAAGAAATTTCTTAATGCGTTCCATCTTGTCGTGTGCCGGGAAATGCACAATCAAGTCCCCGGTTTCGTAGTCCACTTCGTAGGCGTTGATAGATCGCTTCGGCAGCGTCTTGACCTTCACGGCCGCAAGCTGTTCCTCAATCACATAGCGGATGGCTCCTTGTTCCCACAAGCCCCGGAAACGTCCCTGGCGGTCGGTCTGTGAAAGCTGATTGAATAGCGCATCCGCTCGCGTCAACAGGTCGATGCTGGCTGGCGTATTTCGGATGTAAAATGCACCGGTGTTCGGCCCGTTGTGGTCCTCAGTCCAAATCAGGTCCGCGCTGTCGTCCAGCATGTCGCGCAGGTCGGTTTGATCCTGCATAAACAGAGCATCGGCGTCCGTCCAGAAAATCCAGTCATATTTCGGCAAGTGGTTGATCAGCAGCGACAGCTTGCTCCATGCCGGCGGGCGTTCCAATCGGATCACGCCATAGTGCTCGATGTAGGGCAAGCCCCATTTGACGGCATAGCGGCGCTTGGTGGGCAAGGTGATGCGTGTAACGTCAACAATGCTTTCGGTCCAAAGCGTGGCAATCGCAAGGCGCGTGGGCATCCCATCTGTGACCTTCCACCACTCGCGCTCCATCGCGGCGTCAAACCAGTTCTTAATCGGTTTGCCGATGCTGGTATTCACATCGTTTTGCCGATCGTGCGTCCAGTGGGCATAAGCGAAGTGGCTGGAAAGGTCGGGCGGGTGCGCCTCAACGATCTTATTCCAATGCCCCTGGCAGTCGCCGCACGGAATCTTTCGGGCAAACAACCTGAGCCAAGTTTTCTCCCTGGCCAAGTCGTCGCAACTGATCGGCCGGCGGTGAAGCATATCCCAGAGCGCTGTTCCCCACGATGATGAGGGCGGCAGGACTACTTTCTTTTTCGGCTCGGGCTTGGGCACCAGCGGCAGATATCGCCCTTCAATCTCCCAAGCCACTTCCTCAAGTGGTAGAGCGGAGTTGTATCGGTCGGGCAATTGGTGCGTCGTTTTGAAAACTGCGTATTGGTCGAGACTCTCGATCGGCGTGAATTTTCCTTTGACTCGGTGAACGAAAATGGGCTTGTCGGCAAAGTCGTACTGAACCATCGCGGGTTCAAGATAATCGGGGCGCTTCGCGGGCATTCCATAATCCATGCCCAAATATCGCCAAGCTAAATGTGTGACCGATTTATCTCCGTAGGCGTGTTGCCGATCGAACCAATAGTAAAAGTCGCTGTGCTGGTTCATCCAGTTCAAGAGGCGCAGCGCCGTCCAGCAGCGCGCCTTATCGATGATGAATTGGCCGGCCTCAAACTCCGGCTCCGACCTGGGCGTGATGCCGATCGTCTGCCACACTGATTCGGGGAAGTCGGTCCCGCCGGTGTCTGGGGTGTCGGGCCAGAAGATCGCGCCGTGCTCTATATACTCGGGGCGCTCAAACAAGTCAGACGGATCGCGGACGGGGTAAGAGTCGGCGTCAAGGTAAAGAATCTCGCGGAAGCGGGAATGAAGGATGGCGTAGGCTTTGAGCGTCCAGCCCTTGTCGCGGTCATAGATGCCGCGCACCGGATCGATTGAATAAAATTCGTCTGCTCGATGGAGCGTGGCGCCAAGCTTCGCTGTTTCCTGCGCAAACCAGTCGGGAAACTCGCTGGCATCGAATCCCCAAATCTCAACCGGCAACGTACAGCCGGTGTGTCGGATCATGGCCAGCGTTATCAGCGCGGAGAAAGCATAAGATCCGCCCCCGCAAATCAGAATGCCGCGGCCCTGGGCGTCGTCGTGGTAGGCTGGAATCGCGTTGGCGGCGTCGGCCATGGCCCGGCGATATACTGCCTGCACTTCCGGGTATTGCGCCCAATATACTTTTAATCTTTTCCACGGCCCCTTGATGTGATTCCACACCAGTTCCGGCGCTGGCGGCGGTGGTGGAACATGCAAGCCAAGCGGGCAAGTATCTTTCTGCGCATGCTCGCTGGACAAGCCGCCGGCCCTGCATGAATCGCGGTTGGGGCTTGTGCGGTCGCGCTGGGCGCACTTCCAGCAAATCATCTGACGTTGGCGAAGTTCAAGGGGCATAAGTTCCGGGGTCGTTTTTGAGACATTGAATTGTGCAAGTCCCGCCGCTGGCCATGGCCCACAGTTCCACGCCACCGCCGGCCAAAGGCCACCCGCTGGTGATTTCCTGTCCGACAGTCAGCGAGTTGGTGATGGTGATAACGTCTGTCGGCTTCCATGTGCCACAAGGGACGGTTGCCCTACCGGCAAAGAAAATCGGAATGACATCAATCGTCCCACCGACTTGGGTCGTCTCTGCGTGGTCACCGGCAATTACGATGACCGTCAGAAGTTGGGTTGATGCGTCGTATGATGCCCGCCAGCTAAAGCCGACCGGGAAGATACCTTCGTCCTGGATTGTGCAGCATTTATCCCCCAGCGCCATGGCGATGGTTCCCGGCGTTCTATAATCGAAGTCAATCGTGTAGTTGCAAGGTGAATCGTTGATCGGATTGGGCGTTAAATCCGAGAAATCCAAATCCGTGTTATACCATTGGTAGGAAGCGCCACATGTTCCAGCGCCAGAGGCGCGCGGGCATGTGCAACCATCATTGATCGAAGCCCAATCTGGAAAGTTTGTCACGCATGCCTGCACGACAATTCCGCTCAAGCTCACTTTTAGAAAGCTCGGCAACGCGATGTTCTTGCCGTTGGAACAGGTCTGTGGGGAACCGTCCGGATAGAGGCAATTGATGGTTGGGGGACAGGAGCAGCAATAACACAAACCGTTCGTATCGGCCGCCTCTGTCATCCCAAGAACGCCGTCTTTAAAGACCAGCTTCCCACCGGAGAACGCAAGTTTGAATGCCATGCTCCCCCCGATCAGGTAAGGCCAGTGCAGTCTTTGCCCGCCAGGTCGATCTCATCGCCTTCGGCAATGGCGGTGATGCGGCCATTCGTAACGGTCACAGTCAGTGTCGAAGCAACTACGGTTGTTCCACTGATCACGAAGTTGGTGAGCACGGTGAATTCATTGGTGATGCCGCCGCCAGCGCCGGGCCCGCCCGCGATGACATAGCAGAGTTTTCCGTCACTGCCGGTGACTGGGACAAGCGCGACAAATTTACCCGTAAGATCGGTGGTATCGGACGCGTCGAGATCGATCGCGGGCTTGTCTGTAAATGATCCGGTCTTGCCGTCGGTGACCACACTCCATGCGCCCGTGCCACTGTCCGGCGCGGCTTGCTCCCAGCTGTAGCGCGTGCCCGATTTGCCGGTAAGTTCCGCGGTGATGCAGATGAGCGGGCCGGGCCCGGTCAATCTCACCAGCGCCCACATAATGCCGGTGTCGTCTGTCCCGTTTTCGTCGTTCTCGGTCCATAGGATCTGTGCGGCACCTTGCTGCCCGCTCTTGAGCTGGCCAGGCTCGTTATCCTCCACGTCGGCAAATCCATCACCGACGTTCTGAATATCGATCTGGACTGAACAAACGCCAATGATCCAAGCGCGGCCAACGGCGCCATCGGCGATAGGCTCGGCGCAGATAACGAAGTTGCCGAAATGCTGACTTTCGACCGGTGTCACACCGGTGAGAGCTGCGTTGTTCTCAAACTCTGCCTTGTTGTCGTCCGGCCCATACAAAATTCCGTCGATCCCCAAAACTTCGAAGCGTTTGCGGTCCTCTCCGCTGTTGTTCTGGACATAGATCGTGATGAGTGGCTGGCGGACGCCGGGCTGGCCAGCACTCAGCGAGTTTCCATCTGCCTCGCTCTTTTTGATGGCTCGGTTTGCGCGGTTCTGCCACTGGGCTGAGGGTCGAACGGGCGAACCGTTCGCGACGGTTTTCATCACATCGCCGGGCATTGATCACCAGCCCTTCATCTGGCTGACTCGTGGATACCTGCGTCGGATGGGTTTGGACTTCAGGGGCTTGTCGGTGTCGAGTGTCACGCCAAGCAACGATGCGGCGGCGGTGGCTCCTACCATGCAGTCGAAGTAGTGATTGTCACGGCCGGGCAGGCATTTAAACTCGATGACGGTTCGGCCGCGTCCTTCGGTCTTCACGCCATATTCTGCGGCGAAGTGGTCGGCAAGCATTCGATGGGCTGCCGGCGCTTTTCCAAAAAGAGACAGGCAACTTTTATCGCCCATGGGCACGCGCAGGCGCCCTTGGACGAACGATTTGAAAAAGTTAGTGTCGTACGCGATATGCCTGATTCCCCGTTCGCTCGGCTTGGTAAGCCAGTGATGGCCGATCTTCTCACCTGGGGCGGCTTTAAACTGTTCCCATGGCGTCCCGCTGGCACCGACGTAGCGGCCGTGGCTCGGCATCACGATAGCGGCGTGCTTCGACTGGCGGCAGAATTGGTAGATGGTGTCGGTCTTATAGCCCGCGTCGATTAACAACTTGCCGATTTTCATTTCGGTGTCATTGCGCAACCACGTCCGTCCCAAAAGCTGATCGGTAAGTTTGCCGAGTCCCGCGTAAATCTGTGCCTCTTCCCCACCTGGGAATTCTTTTGCAAGAGTGTACTGGATATCGTTCAGCGTGAAATAGTCGCGCTTCTGATCTGGATAAGTGCCGCGGTCGATGATGTATCCCGTGAATCCGTCGGCCCACGCTGCGACAAGATAAAAGAGGATGCTGCCTTGCACATCGATAAAGCATGTGATGTGTTCGCAGCCGATTGGAACGGCCCGGCGCTCAAGGTTGTTCACCTTGGCGCAGATTTCATCGGCGGTTAGTTGCTGCTCGCCAAGCTGCTCGGCAAGGGGCTCGTTCTGATACTCCGCGGCAAATACTGCTTCGCCGTGGTCAATCCGCAAATTCATTGCGTGCTGAATCGCGGAGAGCTCATCATGGTTGAATCGGGCTGGCCATGATGGCTCAGCGCCCGCGTCCATCGCCTCTCGATTGGCTCGATAAAACTCCGTGGCCTCCTGGCCCTTGTTGCCAGCGCGCAAGCTGTCGGCGCGGAGCTGCGCGTATTGATCCCACATCTGGGTATCGGTCGGCATGCTCTTCATGAGCTTGGCCCGCTCGCCTTGCCACTCCGGGTGCTTCTTCCGGTTGAGCATCCGATCGGCCAAGTCATCGGGCGCGATGACGGTGCATGGCATCACAGCCGCTATCTTTTTGCCGGGCCCTGCGAGCCCCAACACGGCACCGGTTACGAGCCGTTCGCGCTGGGCAACCTGGGATGGACTGCGCGCCGATTCATCGGTCTGTGGATCGTCCAGCAACGCCAGATCTGGGCGAATCGACTGGCCATTTGCGAGCTTGGCTTTCCTGCCGCGGATCCGACCTGTGAGGCCAGCTACATCAAGAACGATGCCACTGGACAGGCTCCCATCGACGGTAGGCAGAACGATTCTTTTCTCTGTCCAAACAATTCGCGTCCGCTTTGCGTTCCAAAGCTGCCCGTTACACCGATTTGAGATGCCTTCCAGCGCGCGGATGGGTCCGCATGTGAAGTGAAAGTCCTCGTCCAGCAGATCGTTGGTCTCGAGCTCGGTTTTAATGCTCTTGAGCATCTCTACCGCCGCTGTTTCTTCACTTCCAATCAGAGACACAAAACGACGCAAACCATGCAGGATGGCAAACAGCACCGCACCTTCGACGATCGAAGTCTTGCCACTGCCGCGGGGCATAGCATAGGCGGACTGGCCGCCTTCGTGCATCACGGTTTCGAGCTTTTGAATGACCGTCCGATGATCTGCCGACCATGGCAGGTTGAAAGTGCGAGGCAGATAGGTACGCAAAAAGCACTCGAGGTCTTGAGCAGCGGCGCGGCGGTCGGGATCGGCACAATCTGGCCGAGAATCCGCTACGTCGCGAATTCCCCGCGCTCTTTTAGCGGCGTAGGCGGCTTTGCGCTGCCGTTCCTTCTGTCCTCGCTTGGTTTTGACGGAGAACATCATGTCGCCATGGAATGAAGCTGCTTGACGGCTCTTAGCGCCGTGGCCAAGTCGCCAAGCTCGATTGCTCTCTGGTAGACGTGTCGGGTCGCTTCGATGCACCAGCCACGAATGACGTCCGGTTCTGCGTCGGCCGATTTTGCGATGCGCTGCATCGCTGCCACGATCAGGGGTTTGGGCTGCGCGCCTTCATAATTCAGGGCAATCGCTTCGGTAATATCGTGCTCGGAACCACCGGCAACGATCCAGTTGAATACCTGATTGACCTGCTCGGGCGACAGCGCGGCGATGGCTAGTGCGGTGGACTTTTTCATTTGCTGTTAAACAGGTCGAGAATCCAGCCACGATGAAAGGCATGCAGGCCTGGATCACCGATCAGTGTCATTTGCTCAATGTTTTTGCAGGATCGGAGATTCGCGGACGATTCAACAGTGATGGTGCGCTGGTCCGACAGGCGAAAGAGCAGTACCTTGGCATGCGTCCTGAGACTGCGGAAATGGGCCTTGTCCGGTCGATCGGCGAAAAGCTTCTCGGCGTGGGTGTAGATCTCGTTCGAAGTACCCTTGAAATAATGCGAGGCCAGAAGGTGGACGCTACCTATCTGGCCCGCATCAAGCAGCTCGCATACGGCAGAGATATTGCGTTTGCTGAATCCAAGCGTGGCGATGATCAGCTCGTCGATCGGCTGGCCGGATAGTTTCAGCACGGCCGGCACAACATGCCAAAGGGCGAAGCGGCCTGATACTGCCAAATGAATCGCTTCGTCGGGTCTTGGGATATGGCCGATGGCCTCGGCCGCGTCTTTCGCCTTGCGCACATCGCGAAAATCGCGCCGGACGCGGTGTATGACCTGCTGGCGATCGCCCTGCAGGTGAGGCAGGCGGCGCAATTGATCTTCGATCGATCCCGCGCCGGTGGCATGGAGCAGCGGATTGACGGAAAGTTGGAGGGGCAAGTTAGTTGCTAAACAGGATGTACCACTGCGTCCCATCACTCCAAATGATCACCACCTTGTACTGAGCGGTGAGATTGAAAGTGTTGGCACCGTTGATGTTCTCTGAGCCGCTGCCCTTGATCGTCACGGCGTTCGTGCTGTTGTCGGTTTTGATGTACGCGTACACCAGATTCGGAACCGTGCTGGCGGGCGGAAGGGTTTCGGTGAGAGCGCCGCTGGCCGCGTTGATCTTCCAAATCACCGCCGACGTGTCGATTGTCGCGCTGGTGGACTTGGTTCCGCCTCCCAGAAAGAGCGATGCCAAAGCAGTCAGATTGGTGGCGGTAAAGCTGACGGCGGCAGAGCTGCCGGTGTTGTCTCGCTCCATCACCGTAACGGGCGTGGCGGCATTGTCACCGTTGATTGCAACGTCGTCGTAACGAATGTAACGATTGGCCATGTTCGTCCTCTTCTATTAAATAGGTGCGCCGCCAGCGCTGGGAGACAGCCATGGCACCGTGAAGGCGCTGGCTGGAATAAGTCCGCCAAGCGGCGAGTAGGCGTAAACCTGTTCGACGTACACAAATGCCGGTGTCTGAATCAATGCGCTGGTGTCGTCGTCGGCCGTGGTCTGGTACCGGACCCACATATAGTCCCAGCCGTTTTTGATGATCCCTGTGATGGGCCCTACGCTGAGGTCAATCGCGTTGGCCTGGGCAGCCCAATTGAGCGTCAGTTCCCAATCGCTAAAACCGTTTCGCTTCGATCCCTCGGCACCTTCAAGCATCAGTTCGCCGGATTTGAAGGTGAATTTCACCCCGTCAATATTCATGTTGACAGTGTCGGAGTTGACGTTGGCTGTAAGGCTGTGCAGTTGCTGCACGTAGGCCTGGGAAATGGTCGGCAGGTAGAACGTGGTCCTGTACTGCGCGGCGGGCACCTTGATATCGACACCGTCGATGCCGGTGTCCGTCACGCCAATCGCGCCCTGATGGTCGGGCGGTTTCTGATCCTGTGAAGCGGAATAGCTGCCCACAGTCTTTCGGCTATGGGTGATGTGCTGAGTCCCGCCCCCGGTCGAAAACGAAAATGCCGAATCGTTCGTCTGCCTGTCGAGTGTTGGGCTTTGATAATTGGCGGTAATGATCCATTTGCCCGGAGCGATGCGCTCTCGATCAAAGGTGTGGATGATGTTTCCGAGAGCTGACGCGCCGCTGAAATGCGGCATGGCGAACAACATCACAGTTGCTGGATCATCCGCATTGTCTGCGTCCGGGTCGCCAGACACGATCGCGCGATACACGTCGTTGCTGCTGCGCCCAAGCGAGCCCTCACCCGATTTCCATAATTCTTCGATGAAGAGCATTGGCTAACTCCCAAAGCTGAGGCCAGCGGCACTTTTCGCGCCGCCTTTGCCCTCTTTCAGAATCATCTCGACGAATTGGGCGGTTTTCTCAGTCGCCTTGGCGATGCGCTCGGTTGTATTGCCGCTGCCCAGACCAAAAGCGCCCGCGGCACTGAAGGTGCCGGCGACGGTGGACTTCATCATCCCTTCAAGCCCATCGGCGGCGGCGTTCTGATCGAACGTTGGTGTATTGAATGTGCGGCTCTTGCCGGCTTCGGCCTGGGCCTGCTGGGCGCCGGCCGCGAGCTGCTTCTTCAGATCGGAAAGCTCCTGTGATGCCTGGTCGATCGCGTCCTGACGTGCCTTCGCGGCTTCATCGTCATTGGCACCGCGGCGGGCCTTCTGCTCATCCTCAATGCGTTTGCGAGCGGCTTCTTCCTGCTGAACGAGCTCGGGATGTGCGGCCTTGTAGGCATCATCTGCAGCGCGCTGCTTTGCGTTGTATTCAGCTTCCTTCTGCCGGTCCCTATCGGCGCGATTTGAATCCCGCTGCTGAAGTTGAAACTTCCGTTCGTCGTCCACCTGCTTTTGAATGTCGGTCTCAGACAATCCACGTCGTTTGCCCTGAGCTCTGATCTCCTTCTCGCGCTTGGCGAAGTCGCGCTCGATCATGAGATTGGCAAACTTGTCGGCAACGTAGTCGATGACGTTTTCCCAAGTGGATTTGAACCAATTGGTGACCTTCGTTATCGCTGTCCGCACACCATCCCAGTTGGACAGATATTCCTTGGCATAGGACCAGAGCTTTTCGATGCCTTCGACGGTGCTGGACCAAATGTCCAATGTCTCCGCTTTGATGCTGATCCATGTCGAGCGCAGGAAAGTCTTGCCCTTGAGCGATTCGAGCTTGACGTAGGTCCAGAGGATTTTTGCAGCCAGGCCCCAATCGCCGGCGGCCATGGCATTGCGGATGCCTTGGAAGGCTGTCACGGTCTCGTCGCGCAGGTCGCTAAATACACCCGACAGGTACTCTCGCGTGGCTGCACCGGCCTTCGTGAGATACAGGAATGCAGCGGCGCCGCCCAGCAGCCCGACCGTCATAAGCCCCAGTGGCGACAGCGCGGCACCCATCACGGCACCGGCAATGGCCAGCCCGGTGCTGAAGATGCCGACAGCTCCCGACGCGATGCTGAGCACCGCGCCAACGCCTTTAAGAATTATTCCGCCAGCGAGTAGTGCAGCGCCAGATCCGGCCGCGGCGATGATCAGGCCCTGGTGCTGGCTGATGAAATCGCGCACCACGCCGATGCCCTTGATCATGTAACCGGTGACCGTATCGAGCACCGGGGCAAGCGCGCCGCCGATCTGGAACACGCCCATTTTGACCACTTGCCACAGGTCATTGAGCTTTTGGTCGAACGCCAGCGCCCCGTTTGCTGCGCTGGTGCTCATGGTCAAGCCCAGTTCATCGGCGCGCTTCATCATCTTGTCGATGCCGGCGGCTCCCTGGTTGAGCAATGGCAATAGCTCTGTGCCGCTGCGTCCAAAGATCTGCTGCACAAGCCCGCTGCGGAGCGTGGGGTTTTTGATCTTCGACAGAGCCTCGGCGATCGCGCGGAATTGTTCCTCGGGCTTCATGCGCGAAAGCTGAGCGACCGACAGGCCCAAATGGGCAAAGGCTTCCTGCGATTGCTGGCTGCCCTGTGCGGCATTGAGTATCGATCGATTCATCCTAGCGATGCCGGTCTCGAGCTTTTCGAACTCCACGCCGCTCTGATTGGCGGCATATTTGAGTTGCGACAGCGACTCGACGGCCATACCGGTTTTTTGTGCACCACGCGCCATCTCGGCTCCCATAGACGCATAGGCCCGCGTGGCCGCCAGCAAGGGGGCGAGCATCGCCGTTCCGGCGGCAATGAGCTTGGTACCGGCGGCCGATGCAGTCTTGCCCCATTTCTTCAAGGCAACCTGGTTCTTGGCCAGCGAGCGCATGAGTTTTGAATCGTCGGCAAAGATTTCGACGAATGCGCCGCCGGCTCGAATGGCTTGGGATGACATGGCTTACTTCTTTGGTGGAATGATCGGCTGAGTCCCGCCGCCAATGAGTTTCCCGGGCGTACGATGCTCTTTGACGATCAGGCCAGACAGTTGTGACAGCGGCAGCATGATGTCGGGCTCACTGCGGCTGCTTCGAAGCGTCGGATTGAAATCTGAAGCCTTGACGTCGCCTTTTCGATAGGGGTTGGAATTGTGAAGCGCGGCCATCAAGTGGCTGGTGTGGTTCCACCACTCTTCGCGCATGCCCTCGGCCATCCATGCCAGCTTGCGCGGTGTGAGCGGGCCCGGATCTACTCCGATGAGCCCTGCGAGCTTATAGATAGCTCGCTCAACATCCGCTCCATTTCCGCTTTGACCTGCGTTTCGATTTCCCCGCTGCTCAATCGCGCGGTCGATTGTTCGATCAGCATGGCCCTTATCTGCTCCGCCTTTTCCATCGCACTGGCCAGCAACGTGCGACGATCTTTCGGGAAAAAATCGACAAGCTCCCTCTTAAGTGCATCACAGGCCGCGTCCCAGACGTCGCCCTTGATCGCCTTGTAGAAGCTCCGTTCGTCGATGTTGGCTTTTTCAGCCTGTTCTCGGCACAGAGCCCATAGCACCTGACCAACTGTGGCCGCCTCCTGCATATCGCCGATCACGGCGATGCGCTGCGCGGCCTTCACGTCCAGCAGGTCAAAAGGGACCTCCTGGCCGTCGATCTCGATCTTCACTCGCTCCTTGACCTGGTTGCGAGCATCCAGATTGATATCGAGCGCCCAATCGCGTCCGTTTGCGTCCTTAAAAATCTTCATGGGTCTGCGTCCTATTTGACGGAATCGTGCCATGGGCCCGGAATCGTCCCGGCCCGGATTTCCTCAGCCAAAGCTGGACCCATCCACGGGTGGGGCGGATAGGTCACTCGCCGGCTATGACCGTGCTTGTCGGTCAATGTTTCTTCTCCGCCTTTTTCGATCGTGTCAGCGGCACCCTTGTTGAATTTCTCGGGCCCGACCACCACCGATCGCGTGCTGGGATCGAATGAGAAAAACGTTTTGTTTTTGAGTGAGCCAACATGCGATGACGGCGGCTGGTTGGCCGCGGCGCTGGCCCGGCGCTTGCGGAGCTTGGATCGGCCACGCGTTCGAACAAAGGCGCCGGCTTTGGATAGGGCGGCAGCGGTTGCGCGGCCCAGCGATTCGATGATGGGCCGGCGGTCGAAGAAAAGACTTTTGACTTGGAAGCCGGCGGGCATGGGAATCAGGCACCGATACCGGCGATGCTCATCTTGTACTGAGGTGAACCGGCCGATCCGGTGAGCGTGAAAAGCTTATTGGTAGAACCGACAGCGCGGCCGTTCACTGGCGAATGCAGCGCCAGCACTCCGCCTGGCTCAATCGGGTAATCGAAACCGGTGGCGGCTCCACTGAAGCCAGTCCAGCCATTGGAAACAGGCTGGGTGATAGTGATGGTATTGGTTGGATCAAGGTTCTCGATGATGAAGTCCTTGATCGCGCCGCCAGCGCCGCCGTTTGTGAAGTCCCTCGTTTTCCCATCAAGGCCGCCGGTAACGGCGGACAAATCAATGGTGACACCGCCGGTCCCGGCGTTGCCGGTCACTTCCATTGCGTGATTGGCCTGGCCGCTGCCGGTTCCATCGGTGATGGGCGCGGCAATCGATGCCGATTGATGCGTGAAATTGGCCGTGGCGGTCACTGCGCCAAACGAGTTTGTTTCGCCCGATTGGAGCGAAGCCGAGAATGTCGTGTTATTCAACATGTTTGCAAAATCCTCGTCTGCTTCAAGATGGATGGGCTGGGCCGCAAGTTCCTCATCGCCCCTGCGGTAGCTCATCGGATTCCCAGCCGATTACCCGACCTTGACCCACTGAGGCGGAACAGCGCTTTGCGTGGGTTTCAGAGTCACCTGGGCAATAACTTCCTTGTCCAAGTTCTCGTCGCGAGCAAATTTCATCACGGCCCAGTCGGCCCACGGACCTTGTGAACCACTGGTGGCCTTGTCACCATCCAGCAGAACAGCCGCCAACGATTGGCGCTGCAGATATGCGCCAAGCAGCGCCGTGAAAGATGAATCGGTTGGATCCCACGGGATTTCAAGGTCAACCGACCACTTGAATAGAGCCTGAGCCGACAGCTCAAATCCCTTGCTGGCGCGCGTGCTCACATCCGCTTCGCCGTTGTCGATCGTCGCGGTTGCATTGCGGATCGACGACAGTTCAATGAGGCCGCCCGGCGCGGCTCCAACGTAGATGCCGTTTGTTGCGCTACCAGACCACGATGCACGTGTGGTGTTCAGGTAGTACGCGTGGCAATTGAAGCCAATCTGAATCATGACAGACCTCCTAATTGACGAGAAATTTGAGAGTGACGACGGACGTGAGGGTCCGAAACTCACTCATGTGCTGCTGGATGAACAATCCATGTGGCCAAGACGCTTCGACGCAGGTTGCGGCTGGGACAGTCTTTGAATTGATCGACTGCCCCAAGAACATCACGGCGATCTGCTCGGACAGCGACAGGTACGGATCGAGCGTGGCCGGCAGAATGTCTTTGCCTTTGAATTGCGTTCCTACATCGATCGAAAAGGAAGCTTTTTGATCACCCTGCCGTCGGATCGCTTCAATGGTTCGCGTCTGCGGAATGACCAGTATTCGGCCGCCCGTCAGATCCTTGATGTCGGCGGCAAGGTCGTAGGTCGCGAGCGCCTTGATGCTCGGCTGCAAGCCGGCGCTATTGATCTGTTGCACGATCGCGTCGCGCAATTGGCTGGCGATAACCGGCATCAGGCAACCTGCTTAGTGTGAACGCGATAACGCTGGCCAACTGAATCTGCAGGGCTATAAGGCGGGTCGATTACTTCGAAGATCTGAGTAACGAGCTGGCAGGAATTGCTGCCGATCACCGGCTGGTCGATCTGCAAGCTGATCCTGTCCCCGGCTTGTGGCCTGTTGTACACGTCCCCTAAAACCAGCGCATCAACTTCAATGATAAAGTCCTGGCTCGACGCCTGGACCTGCATGCCCGACGCCTGGTCATCCGTGACGAACGTCGATCGCGCTCGCACCGCGTCGATGGTTGCCGACAGGTTGCCTCGCGTGTAAGTCACGGAAGCGCCGGAAACCTTCTGCATAGCGCTTTGCAGCGCTTGCGCGGCGCGCTGTAGCTGCTGGCCAATCACGGTTAGAAGTAGGGTTGCAGGGTCATGTTCACGGGACTGGCATTGCCAGCGCCGCTATTGGTCGCACGAATGACGAGGTAGCGCAGGTTGGCATTCGCGCCGCCCGGCTGGTAGGGCAGCCGGAACCGAGCGGTGTTTGCGCCGGCGCCAGCGCCGCCTGCACCCGTCTGCACAAGAACCTTGTCATAGATGAGCGTGGGGCTTGAGCCGTCCGCGTTGGCCGACATCAGCACGGCGTAGGTCATCGTTGCGGCGTCAGCAAGCTGGCCGGTCGTGAGAGCGGGGGCCTGAATCTCGTACTCCATTCGGCCGGGTTGATCCGCGCGATTGGAGTTGGCGGTGTCGAAGACAATCGTCGAGCTAGTCGCGCCGTTGGGAAGCGCGCCAGACACGGAAAGGGATGCATCGCTGAGGTTTGGTCGCATGGCTGAATTCCTCGTTCAATGAATGGAGTTGAAAGGACGCTCCACCGGCCACTGGCCGTTATTTTTCTTGATCTGGGTCGGCAGGGGTTTCGCACGTCGTTGCGGCGGCCTCCTGGGCGGGCGCCTTGTTCGGAAGATGCCACGAATCGGCCTTGGCTCCCGTCGGATCGTGCGGAGCGCGGGTGATGGTGAAATCACCGTGCTTTGGGTGCTTTGCCACCGAGAGGTCGACGCGGCCGGCGTCGTCGGCACCATCCGAAATGATTTTGGCCTCGGCGCGCTCACCATTGGCCAGAACCAAATTCACTTTGCTGCCCTTTTTCACGCTGGGTGCGGACATCGGAAACTCCGTTGATTGTTGCGGGAGCGGGAAACGCGGTTGAACGGCCACGATTTGGCGGCCGGGAATTACAGCGTGAGTGATTCCACGTTGGAGATTCCGTCCGTGACGAAGATCGGGATCCCGTTGTGCTCGGTCGGCAGCGGCGCCACGTTGGCAATCATGCCATTCACCTGGTTGGCGGCGTTGCCGAACAAGGTGACAGTGCGCGAGCGCTGGAGCTGAGCGCGGCCACGGCGATTCATCAGGATCATGTTGGGCTGATCGCTGAGTGGGTGAAGCGCCACGAGCTGTGCCAACAGGTCGTCATTGAGCGTGTGGCCCGCATCATTGGTGATTTTCTTGATGCGGCTGACACCCCTGACGCTGCCGTGCTGCACACCGGGATAGGACAGCAGTTCCTGGTAGTAAGCCATGTAAGGCTTGTTGTTGCTGTCCAGCACGCGCTGCAGCGTGAGGTCGCTGATCTGGAATTGACCATCGACGCCCATGACCCACTGCACGTGCTCCGGATCGGTGCGGATGGCCCAGACCGATGTGCTGGTGTTAGCGCTGGTCCCGCCGGCGTCCACGACGTAGTTGACCGGATCGTAGAAATCCAGCAGCCCGCCATATGCCTTGGCGTCGCCGCCGTACGTCACATTCCTGCCGTAATAAAAGCATCGGGAGAGGGTCTGGAAACAGGATTCCAAAACACCCTTGGCTTCACGCGCGATGAAAGCGGTTGCACCGTCCTCACTCTTGTCCGCAACAGCCTTGTCGGCCTGGATCGGAGCGTTGTAGATGAACGTCTCCACTTCTCGCTCTTCATACTTCGAAGAGTTGAGGTCCATGCCCTGGTTGGCACTGCGGAAACCGGTGACCGGCAGCGCGGTGCGCACCATGGTCTTGTACTTCTCCCCCTTGATCGTGCGAGCTGCGATGCTCGTGATTTCTGGGTGAGCCAGTACGGTTTCGTCGATCAAGCCTGTCACGGGATCGGCCCCGTTCTGCTTGATGATATCGAGCATCGTTAACATGGTTCAGAGACTCCTTTGCAGAATTAGAGACTGCTTCGCGGAATTAGACGGGCGCTCGCGCTTCTAATCGCCATTTGGCAGCTTGGAAGCGCGAGCGCGGTTCCCGTCGTGAGGCAAATCAATTCAGTTGACTGTCGGGTTACTTGGTGGCGGGCAAGGCGGGTGGAGCGGTCGGCAGCTTGATGCTGTTGGCGTAGCTCTGTACGCCCGGCGTCATGCCATTGAGCTTCTGCTTGCCTTTGGCGGCGGTTTGGTCCGCGCCACTGACCGAAAAGCTGGCCGCCTCGTTGCCACGATCCATGGACTCGAGCTTTTGCTTGAGAGAATCGCGCTCCGCAGTCAGCGCGTCGATCTGGCTCTTGTGCTCAGCCTTCAGTTGCGTGACGTACTCGGCGGTTGCGACGGTAAAGGGCTTCCTTTCGTAGAACCAGCGCGCACCGGTGTCGCCGAATGCGGCGATGTAATCCGATGCCTTAAAGGCCTGTGGCTTGCCCCCTTTGCCCTTATTGGCTGATTCTTCGTCGCCCTGGTCCTCGCCTGTATCGGACGTATCGTTTTCGTCCTCATCGTCGTCAGTATCGCCGTCGATGGCATCGGCACATCGTTCGGCCTCTTCGCTGGCGGCGCGCAGCGCGGTCACCGTCTGCTTGGCCAACGACTTGGTGTCGTCGTCAAGATCGTCCGTCTTGGCGGTGTACGCATCCAGCATCTTTCGCGATTGATCCTTATGATCGTTGGCGCTGCTGATGGTGGAATTCATTTCGGACTTGAGGTCGTCGGCAGATGTGCCGGTGGTTTCTTCGGTCGCGGCTTTCACCGCCGTGCTTGCGGACTTGCTCATGGTCGAGCTCCTTTTTGCGGCGGTCGCCGCGGTGGATACGGTCTGAATCGCTGCGTCAAACGATGTCGCAACCTCGTCGATCAGACCGAGTTTCAATGCTTGTGGACCGAGATAGGCCTTGCCGTCCGAAACGGTCTGGGCTTCCTCGGGAGAAAGGCCGCGCCCTTTGGCCACGGCTGAAACGAATTGCTGATAGAGGCCGGTGATGATGCGGCGTGTGTCGGAAACGTAATCCTCGCTCACCTTGCCATCGGCCCCCAGCCCTTTGAACTGGCCAGAAGCAATCAAGGTGAGGTCAATGCCGATTTCGCTGTAGAACTTCGATACATCCGTGAGAACGGAATACACACCGATGTTGCCCACTTCGGATTCTGGCCTGGCGATGATCTTGGTGCATTGCGAAGCGAGCCAATAACCGCCGGAGCAGCAAAGGCCGCGGATCACGGCCATAATTGGCTTGGTTTCCCTGGCGGTGGCGATGTAGTCGGCCAGCTCCACAGTTCCGTTGACGAATCCACCGGGCGTATCGATGTCGAGGACAATGGCCTTCACGTTCCCGTCGCCCATCGCGCTGGCCAATTGGTCCATGACGCCATAAGCGGGGCAAAGGCCAAAATACTCATCTGCCCACGTCGGGGTTTTGGTCAGGATCCCGTTGACAGGAATCACCGCGATTTCACTGACGGTTTCGACGGCTCCGGCCCCGTCGACTGGATCGCCGTTGTTGTTCTCTGCCTTGTGCGCACCGATGCGAATTGCCTGGGCGGCCTTGGTCAAGAGTGACCTGGCGTGCGCCTCGGACAAGAGAACCGCACGATCAGAGAAGATCTGTGAAAGCGCGGCGACAGCGGTAAAGGATTGCATTTCCATAGCCTGAGGGTCCTAGTAATCGCCAACAATGAGAGTGGCCGTTGTCCCGGATTGGAGGATTCGCTTAATGCGCCACGGATACTCACCGCCCGCGGGCACGTTCTTTCGAGTAACCGGGGCAGAATCGCCGGCCATGATCATGACGATGTCACCTGCACCGCCCACGTAGATGGCTCGCGTCACAAAAGGCAGGTCGTTGTCGTCGTCCGGGGTGACGGCAAATGCGCCGCTTGCCGGGCTGTCGAGTTCAGGTTTTGCGCTCTGGAATTGATCGGACATAGTTTTCCTCAGTTGTTCTGGCTCTGTTGCTCGTTGGCGTGCTGCTTTTGGGCGGTCTCGTTATTCGGATCCAACAGTGCGTTGGACGGCAGGGCGGTGGATAGGATGACGCCTTTCTTATTGGCGTATTCCTTAACGGCGGCTCGCTCGTCGATCAGCTCGAATACATCGACGCCAAGTTTTTTGGCTTCTCGAATTTCGCTGGACAGTCCCGCGTTGATCGCGATGACGCTGGCGCCGATCTCTCGCATCGGGTCATAAAGCGGCGCGCCGGCGTGGGTGTATTCAAACTGCAAATCGCGGACGGTCATTTTGCCCGGCAGGGTGATATCCCCATCCACCACAGCAAGCCCCAGTCGCCAGCGGGTAATTTTGTCCAACAAAAGCCGAATCTCGTGCTGCGGTGCTTTGCACGCTTCAAGGTATTGCATCCCCGCCATGCGGCTGCTGCTGTAGTTGGCGTTGGACTCATCGAAAAACGAATACGGGATGTCGAGGGCCTTCAGTGCGAGTGCAATTTCGAGTTTAGTGAAGGCCTGAAATTCCGTGCTGGGCGTGTTCGACTCGATAACCTCCATCTTGTCGCCAGGGTCCATATCAACGATCGCGCCGGGTCCGCTGATATCGAGGTCATAGCGTGGCTTGTCTGGATCGGCGTCGGGATTGCTTTCTCCCTCGCGTTCCTCTTCCCCTTCGTATCGATCAGAAGCAGCGCGCGTAACCGCCAACGCAAAGAACTGAGCGATCTTCCCCTTGACGGCCGCATAATCGAGCGATTCATAAACATCGCGCATCGAGTTGGCGGCGCTGGCCAGTTGTGCGATGCCGCGCACCTGGTCATAGCGGCCAAAGGTTCCAAGCAGGTCAGCGAATTTCGCCGGTACTGCCTTATCCCACCGCAAGCCCGTCCACAGCGGGTGGCGCTTAAACACCATGTAGGCCTTGGGCCGGCCGTTCTGGTTGACATACACGCCGTTGATGACGTTTTCCGGATCCTTGATGCCCAACTCATCGAATGGAATCGCTGGCCCCCCGAACGTCATGATTCGGTCGCCTTCGATCGTCTGCACTCGCCCGTCTGCCAGCCGGTTGGTAAGGATGTCACCATCGAGGACGCGCCGCGCTTCCCACAAGCGAGTCAGACCCTGCAAGCTGTGACGGCTGGCCGGATCACAGTTGTTTGGCAGGCTCCACCAGCGATGGAAGCGGTTGATGTCGTCATCGAGGTCCTTGATTCCCGTCTTGGAGCGGAAATTGAACGTCGCGACATAATCGAGGTGGCGGCGGACCATCCAGCCGGCCAAACTGAAATTGCGGTCGAGGTCGCGCAGGTTGCTTAGCAACTGCCGGCGGGCCAAGTCGCGCAACTGCAGATCTTCTGAGAACGTGTTCGCTGGCGGAGAAGCGCGGCGGCCACGGCGCTTGATCGCGTCATAGCCGATTCCAACATGCGGTGGCGCTTCATAGTTGCCCTGTCTGCCCGGCTTATTTCCGGGTGTCGACTTCGGCAGCGGTGCGAACATCGTTCGCAGTCCGTTTTTAATGGCTTGTAATCGACTCACGTTGATTGATGGCTTAGAAGCGGTCGAGGCGTAGGGTCGTGACGCGCGGGCGGCGCCCAGTGAGGCGGGCAACTTTTCGCTCCCAGAACAGGATCGTCTGATCGAGCTGCGCTACGCTGGTGTAGCTGAACGCCTGGCCGTCGATATTCACCGTGGCAAAGCTGCCGCCGCTCGCGATTTGCTCACGCGCCTTGTAGAGCTCTGAGACGATCCGCTGTGCGGTAAGTGCGCTGTTCTGAGGCTGCGGTAACACTTCGGGACGCGGCCCACCTGGTGCGGCGCCAAGCCTGCTCAAACTTCGGATGCCGCAGGTCGTGTCCCAGTCGATCGCCAGCGTTACGGCCCCATTGCACGGCAATGGCGGCGGTGTGTTTCCATCGGTTGCTTGCGGCTGCCACACACCAAGCTGCAAATCGGTATTGGCTGGGGCGACTCCGCTCTGAACGAAAATCGGTAGCAGATAGAGGCCGGCCTGTGATTCATTGGGGAACGTGCCGAAATACTCGGAGCTGTTGGGGATTGTTTCCTGCAGCGCCAGCGCAGAGCTAGCCCACGCATCAGATGCCGGCAAGCTTCCCATCGGCGTAATCACAAAGCCGTACAGGGTCAGCCCTGAGGCGGCTGAGAGCTGAATTCGCGTATTGGGGGAAACACTCGACATGGGAAGGATTGGGCCTAAATATTTTTAAGAGCCTGAATCACAGCGGTTGCGCTAGTGTGCTGCGTATTTGGGCTGTTCCCGTTGCGGTCAGGAAACTTCAAGACCGCAGAAGGGACCCGCCCAATGGATCGATGATCACGTACAACCTCGCTCAAAGTGCTTTTCACCCGAAAAATCCTGCCGATTTGGCATGCGTCATTTCGTTGCATCAGCAGGCTTCGACCTTTTCAATGGGAACATCTACATCGACTGCTTGGCCCAACATGCAGACAGATAGCTGTATGCGGATGTGGTGATCGTCCTGCCGGACCGCTTCCCCTTCCATGCCCATGCATGCGCCTTCGATTACTCGGACGCGTTGGCCATGCTGGATGGTGGGGCGGGCGGTTAGCGTGTTATCGCTGTCAAGGGCGATTTGGAGATTGGCCAGGTCCATCGCGAGTCCCTGCTGATCGGCAACGTTAATCAGCTTGGGATTGGCGATTGATCGTGCGGTGATGGCGCTTGGCCGATCACCTTTCGGGAAATTCACAAACAGGTACGTTGGGAACAGCGGCTTGACCTGCACGATGGATCGAGTCCTGCCGCGGTCCTGCCGCGTGCATCGAACTTTGGTCAGAGGCAGGAAGTGGTCAACATTGGCCTGCTCAAGATCAGTGGCGAATCGTCGCTCAAACTGCGGCCGGGTCTGAATCAGCCACCATCGACCGGTCATTTCCCGAAGATTGGTCTTTCGCTTACTCATCGTTTCAACGCCGCGACTCATCGACAGCGCAAAGCCGGTCGAGTGGGGGTGAGCTTTAGACGAGACTGAGGCTGCTCGGTGCATCTCGGACAAATAAGCCAGACGCGGTAGAATCAAATGGAGAGCATGCTCGCGGAGTAGAGAGCGCGAACCAAGTCCGGGAAGTCAGCCCAAGGAAACGTGAGGTCGGAACATGGATGTTGAGCAATTCATTCATCAGACATTGCGGAAAATAGTATCCGGCGTCGAAGCCGCTCAGGAATCGATGAAGCGCCAAAGAGCAACGATCTGTCCACCGCTGCGCAATTACTCAAAGGAAACATCCTATTCAGCTTTAAATGACCAGCCGGTGCAGGTCGTGGAATTCGACATTGCTGTCACGGTCACCGAAGGCACCAATAACAAAACTGGCGGGGCGCTCACCGTGGCTGCGGTGGTGGGAGTTGGGCACTCCAGGCAGAAGGAGCAACAAAATCAAACCGTTTCACGAGTGAAGTTTAGCGTACCGGTCATGCTGCCCATGTCAGAGGAAATGCCGAAATCGAAACCTATGACGGGCACGGCGGTTGTCATGGCTGGGTAGATGGATTGATAAGGCGATAACCAATGGATTCAGACAATTCCGAAATCGGTTGGAAGAAGAATGATCCGATTGATTCAAACGCTGTGCTGCACAAGGTATTTGAGATAATTGATAACTGCGAGTCGAAAGGGATGGATACCGGATTCGTTGAACTCGATGCGATTCTCGCTGGTGGTCTGCAGAATGGAGAGGTGATTGTCGTTGCGGGCAGGCCATCAATGGGGAAGACCGCCTTTGCTATGAACATCATCGAGCATGTTTCAGTCGATGATCATCAACCATGTGCTGTTTTTTCGCTTGAAACAAAGGCGACAACTCTGATGGAGCGCATTCTAGGCAGCCGCGCAGAAATTGCGTTTTACAAAATGCGCAAAGGGTTGCTCTTGTCGCATGAATTCGCTCACTTGGCCAATACCATCGCAAGTTTAGCCAAGGCTCAGATTTGGATTGATGATTCCCCGGGCCTCACGATCAATGAGCTGTGCCTCAGAGCCAAGAAGCTAAAAAAGGAGCATGACATCAAGCTTCTGGTGATTGACTATATTCAGCTCATGGTTAGTCCAGTGCCGCGCGATAACCGGGAAGAGGAACTCGCTGATATATCCCGCAACATTAAAGCCCTGGCGCGGGAACTAGACATACCAATTGTTTGCCTCTCGCAACTCAATCGGGCTAGCGATGGAAGCAATGGTTTGAGACCGAGGATATGCGATTTGAGAGGCTCAGGCGCAATAGAAGAGGATGCGGACGTCGTCATTTTGCTCCATCGTGACGATGGCTATCGTAGCCATGAGCCAAGATACGAGCCCGATCATTTAGCCAACGTCACGCTCATAAAACAGCGAAACGGCTCTACTGGAGAGATCGTCTTGGCGTTTTATGAGCAGTGCATGCGATTCAAGAATATTGGCAAATAAAAAGCCCGCCAGTACGGGTGGTCTGGCGGGCCGGAGAATGCGCCACGGCGTGTAATTGGGAGTGCCGTGGATGAAGATGTATCCTGTAGACGGCAGAACTCGGGCAGCCGCAGTTTCATTGCGATGTGCAACTGCGAGCGCACGGAGCTGCTGGCGACGGTGGAACTTGAGGTTCAGCATCGGAAGACTTCGACGTTGCAGGTCTGAGGATATTCACGAGCGCGCTTTGCGGCACGGTGGTCGTATTTATCATCTTTCCCTTTGAGTGTTGGTGGAACGAGCCCTGTATATCCTTGGCAAATTGAGTTCTCGATGGTTTGCACCGCAGACGAAACGCCCACCTTTTCAAGCTGGACGAGCTGTGCTTTAATCGTCGATGTCCTCAACGGACGTCCCATCTCCTCGTGATACTTTTTCCACTTTGGCCATGTTGAAATGAATGGCTCGGTCCGAAGAGATTCCGGGATCTCATCTTCGTCCGAATGAGGAGATGCTTCCATTTCGTCCGGACCGAACTTTTCGCAAGGGATGGGTCCGCGCTGTGTTGATTTGAACTCGCCTGCGTGGCGGCCCGCTTCGGCTCCGTAGACTCTTGCGCCGACTGGAATATCGTCAGTTAATGGCGCTTCCCATCGCTTTTGATTGAGCCAAACCGCTGGAGCGGGGATGTAATTTCCAGCCTCCTTTTGCCAGTCGTGGCATGTCTTCGATCTTTCAAGCGATGCTAGAATTTCGTCCGCTAGTGCCTCGAGATTCTTATTCTTCCAGATCTTCAAACACCCATCACGGTTGTATTTCCGTCGATGCTTGGGCCACGAGTCCCAGAATCGATCGAAGCCTGGGAAAGATGGCTCTTTTAAACTTCGCTCGTTCTCGACCTGGGCCCCCTGGGGGGCAATGGGGGGATTTATGATCTGTTCATCATTGATCTCTTCATTGATCTGTTCTTCCTTATATATGCTCATCTGAACTGGAGTAGTGTCGGCATCCGATTCGGAGTAGTGTGTCATTCCACTTCCGAGCACCGTACTCTGAACTGGAGTAGCGTCTAACGGTACTCTGATTTCGAGTGGTGTACTCCGATCTTGAGTAGCGTTGTGGGTCGGCGATTTTTGACCCGGGAATAGCAGCCTGACACGCAGGGTGTTGTCGTGGTTGCCGCCGGCGCCGGGAAGACGCTCCAGCAGCCCCGCGTCTTCAAGCGACTTGATCGCCTGTCGAACATGGCAATCGTTTGAATGGCCCAAATAGCCTGCGATTGTCTTCGGGCTGGGCCAAGACAGCAGAGTTGTATCTGCGTGGTCCCAGTAGGCTTGCCAAACAATCATCTCGGTTCTGGACAAACGCGCGAAGCGACCGCCGCGCACCATCACCGAATGAAGTTTGAATTTATTCTCAGCGCCCGTGTTCGATGATGTTCCGTCTTTATTATGATCGCGCACGTTCCCTCCATCGCGCTGGCTGCCCACTGTCTGGAAAACCATGGGCATACAGCGCGTTTTTATTGACGTGGTTGATCGGTGAAACCAGCCTGGGTGCGCTCGTAGGCTTCAATCTCTTCGATCCTCACCCTGGCGCATTTGCCCAGACGAACAATTTTCGGGAAGCCGGCGTCGCGCTGATGTTCGTAGAGATATGTCCGCGACACGCCCCATCTTGTCATCCACTCTTTGAGTTTGATGAATCGTGTGTTGGCCGGGTCCAAAACTGCGGAAGCTGGCGCGCTCATCTATTTCTCCTTTGCGAGTGTTCGCCGTTAATGACGAACGGTCGCGTATATAGACAGGATGAAAGTGAACGAGCCTGATTTTTGGAGAGAATGAGCGCGCGATTGCGCCAAGAGGTGCAGTGCAAAATCAGTCTTGAGAATTGTAGAGGCTTGGATGCGACTCTTTATCTGGACGTGATTTACGACGCTGATAATGCCGCGTTATATTGCTGGGGCGCGATGCGTAAAAATCAAATGCTTCGTTAGCTTGCTTGATGCCGGTCTCGGTTGCCCGGTATCGCCGTTCGGTGGCCGTCTGGCCTTCGATCGCGATGCGATCAGATCCTTCGACCAAGCCATCCTTTTCCAGCCGGCCCATCATCTGATAGAAGCCTGGCAGGCTCCTGGACTCGCCTTCAGCCGCTAGCATTTCCCGAATCTCCCGGCCGAGCCGCGGCTTGGCGCCCAGGATGCGAATCACGAGGAACTGAAGATGTGTGATTTTTGGAACCACGCTGAGCAGCAATATAACGCCACATTACATAATAACGCCACGTTACATTGATAAGGACGGAGATGCAACGGTCAATGCCAGCCTAAAGGGGGAGCATGTTCGTGGAATGTCGCGGCGATCGGGAACCGATCATTGCTCGGATTGAACACTGCCGGCCGGAATGCGGAGTCGGCGGTAGCGCGCGACAATGCCCAGCCGCCCAAGCATCCTATGTGCCTGGGCGGCTGCCTCGGCGTCGCCGTCGATTTGGGCCGTTTGCAAATCCAATAACAAAGCTTCGATATGATCGGACTTGGAATCCGTTTGATCGATAACGGCATGGTCGATGGCAGTCATAAGGATGCTCAATTGAGTTCCGAAACGCGGACCGTCCACTTTCCATCTTTTGGGCTAATGGACCTGTCCGGCTTCTGGGCGATCAACCTGCTGATGAGCGGTTCACTGAAGATAATTACAACATCTCCATTGTTTCTAACGTGAGGTTCAAGGCATTGACGCTCTTCTAACGTCAGCCGTCGCTTCAACAGCCGCTCGGTCCAATCAATCGAGGTTTGGACATATTGGTCAATGTCGTCATGGGTGAGTTCTGCATCCATTTTTGATCTCCTTTTGTTTAGAGTTTCTTCTTACACATTCCTATGTCATAGCAGGGTTATTGGTGATGCGCGCACGGTCGCATCGTTAGGGACAACCTATTCACCAGCTCATCCAAATTCCGACATGAATCGTTTGGCTAGTTCAATATTTTTTTCCGCATAAGTTTCCGTGATGCGGACGTTACGGTGACCAAGGAGCACTTGAGCCGCTTCGAGGCCCCACGATTTCCTCATCATCGTCGCGGCGGTATGTCTTAGTTGATGAACGTGGAAATGGTGAGCCGCGCGCCAGTCCCGGAGCTTGGCCTCTTTCTCAGTTTCATCGAGGCCAGCACCAAGGTCTTCAGGCGGTGGGAACGCCTTCTCGCATGCGCGACTCACAGCCCGGTTGTATGCAGTGACTTCATAGCGGTCCCCGGGTCGGCGCTTCGGTCGGCGCTTCCGATTTGAGCCTGGCCGATTGCCGCAACTGATAGGCGTCCTGCGCGCTGCATGCATAGCCTCCAGCCGATCAGCTTGAGCTTCAGAAGGCGAAAAGAGATAGGCATTCAGATCGGTTTTTAGGAAATCATTGATCAGCGCCTGAGCCTTGGCGCCCAGATATACGATCCTCTCATGGCCATGATGGCGAGTCTTGTGATCACCAGGCTTATAGAGCCAGAGGCTGCCGGTCGTGTCCAAATCGCATCCGCGCATGCCGCAGATCTCGCCCGGCCGCATGCCGGTCAGGAGCTGCAGCCGAACCATGCTATCGATCGGCTTATGCATGAATGGGATCACGGAGCCGACGGAACTTTCCGCCACGGCGGTGACTGGCTCAGATTCTTTAGCTTCCGATCGCCCGGCGCGAAGACCTTGGACCGCTTGTAGGCCGTGGAGTACCGATGCCGGCACTTTTTCGTTTTCAGTGGCCCATCGGAAGAATCGTTTGATTCTCCCGACGTTCATATTGATGCGAGTCCGCGCCCAATTCTTTTCGATCATCCGCTGGCGAACGGTTTTCAGCGCCAGCGGTCCGAAGTCGGCAGCGCGGGTTCGGCTGTATAGCTCTTTGAGCGGACGCAAAGCCTGAATGATACAATCCGTTTCATTTGTCGGGGTGCCGTCGGGCCGGCGATAATACGTCCGGCAATGCTCGAGGTAGAGAACCATCAACTCAGCGATTGTCAAATCGGAGATCGGGACAGGGGAATGGCGGCCAGCGGCCAGCCATTCTGCGATGACGCGGTCATATTCACCCCGGCTGGCGCGGGTGCCATATGGTCCAAGGTAATGATCGTGTCCGTCGATTGTTACGATCGCTTGTCCAGAGGCACGGTGCTTTCGATATGCCGGATTCCGATGCAGGAGCTTGGGCATGACATCTCCGCCAAATTCGCAAACCGGTTTCTACCGGTTTGGCAGCGGAAATTAGCCATCCCATGTCCAACGCGAACACGGTCACGAGCGGCGTTCCTGAAATGAGTTAAGGAAAATGGGCGATACAGGGCTCGAACCTGTGACCTCAGGTGTGTGATACCTGCGCTCTAGCCAACTGAGCTAATCGCCCGTCACGTTTCTCGTCGTACTCTACGAATGGGCTGGGGCGAAATCAATAG